TGGGCGCGGCGCGGAGAATATCTTCAGCTATCGGATTTTCAGGTTTTCATGTTAGCTTGCGTCTTTGGTTGGAAGCGTCGTGATAATGATACACGACGATTCCGCATTGCGTATACGGAAGCCGGACGGAAGAATGGGAAGAGTGTTCTCATGGCCGCGATTGCGCTGTATCTGTTGGTTGCGGATAGTGAGATCGGAGCTGAAGTATATTCTCTTGCTACAACACATGATCAGGCGGCAATAGTAGCGACTCTTGCACGGCAAATGTCGCGCAAAGATGTTGACTTCCAAACTTACTTTGGAGTGAAGGTGATGGCGCATTGCTTGTGGTTGGACGAGACCAATTCGGTGATGCGTGCACTTAGTGCAGACGGATCAGTCCTGGATGGACTTAACGTGCATGGTGGAATCATAGATGAACTACATGCACACAAGACCCGTGCAGTGTGGGATGTGATCGAGACAGCTACAGGAGCGCGTAGTCAGCCGTTAGTCTGGGCGATTACGACAGCGGGAACAGATCGTGCAGGCATATGCTATGAGCAGAGATCGTATGTGTGTCGCGTGCTCAATGCGACTCTGCACAAGCATGATGGACTTGGTTATCGTGTCGAAGGTGACTATGTAGAGGATGATTCGTATTACGGCATCATTTACACGATCGATGATGATGATGATTGGACGTCTGAATCAGCGTGGATCAAGGCCAATCCAAATCTTGGAGTATCGATCACCATCGAGGATATGCGGCAACAGGCAAAAAAAGCGCAAGCACTAGCATCGGCGGTTCCGGCGTTTTTAACTAAGCGGTTGTCGGTCTGGGTTAATGCGGATGCTGCATGGATGGATATGCGGATATGGGATCGACAGGCGGATACCGCGATGCATCCGGACGAATTCCGGGATTGGGAATGCTATATCGGATTAGATCTAGCGTCGAAGATAGATATCACCGCGATGGTTCTTTTGTTCAAGCGGTTTGATCAGTATGTTTTGTTTGGCTATTATTTTCTACCAGGAGATACAATAGAGGAATCGTCTAACAGCCAGTATGCAGGATGGGCTGCGAGTAATAATCTGATATCCACTTCTGGTAATTGCGTGGATTATACTGTGATCGAGGATCGGTTGAAAAATTTTGTGTCTAAGTATAATGTGAAAGAAATAGCATATGATCCTGGTTTTGCTTGGGACTTCAATCAACGCATGTTTGCGGCAGGACTGCCAATGGTTGAAGTAAGGCCGAGTATAATGAATTATTCTGAACCGATGAAAGAGTTTGAGGCGGCAATTCTCAGTGGACGACTCAGACACGATGGAAACCCCGTCGCCACATGGATGGTCTCAAATGTGGTATGTCATCGCGATGCGAAAGACAATATCTATCCTCGCAAAGAACGAGAGGAAAATAAAATCGATGGAGTAGTTGCTGCGGTTGCAGCTATGAGTCGCGCATTAGCTGATACTGAGGGAGCGAGTGTTTATGAGCAGCGAGGTATTATTACCATATGAAGATACTGGACAGGCTGATTCGTAAAGTAACTCATCGTTTATCAAGTTTGCCACCAGATGATAGTGATTGGTGGTATAGCCATGCTTCGTATAAAAGCATCACTGGGATTGGAGTGAATCCCATGACTGCAATGCAGTGTAGCGCGGTCAAAGCATGTGTCAGAATTATTGCCGAGACGATTTCAACATTGCCGTTCAATGTTTATCGTCGTTTGTCGCGCGGTAAAGAATTAGATCGTGATCATCCGGTTTATTGGTTGATTCAGCATCAGCCGAATCAGCATATGACAGCAGTCGAATTTTGGGAAACTATTATGGTGCATATACTCACGTTCGGCGCTGCATATGCATTTGTTGAATACAATGCGAAGCAATATCCTATCTCGGCACACATACTCCAGCCAGACCGTGTTACTCCGGAGATAGATCGCGAAACAGGTATTCTGTTTTTTCGTTATTGGCCGCCTGGTGGCGAGTCACAGAAAATTCTATTTGATGATGAGGTATTGCATTTCCCTGGACTCAGTTATGATGGACGGACAGAATTGCGTGGCCTGTCACCGATAGCACAACACCGGAGAACGATTGAGCTAGCTATCGGCCAAGAAGAATATATGCTGAGATATCTGGCCAACAATGCGCGTCCAGGTATGTATATCGCTCATCCGGGAAAACTCAGCGAACAAGCACAGCAGCGGATAAGAGACGGATGGTCAGCAGTTCACGCGGGGCTACAGAACGCAGGTAAGCCTGGTGTACTCGAGGAAGGCATGCGCATTGAGACAGTAGGATCGCCAGCAAAAGATATGGAGTTTCTTGCGATGCGTAAATTCAGCATAGAAGAGATTGCTCGTCTGTATCGCGTGCCCCTGCATATGATAGGTTCATTGGATCGCGCTACGTTTTCTAACATCGAACAGCAGTCGATAGAGTGGGCTATGCATACGGTGCGTCCGTGGTGTCGCCGTATTGAAGCAAGAGTCAATATCAGCTTGTTCGGTCCGAGAGAAGCAAACACTTTTTTTGCTGAGTTCAACTTGGATGGATTACTAAGAGGGGATAGTGAAGGTAGATCGAAGTATTATGCTACTATGAGGACGGCAGGCATACTAACTGCAAATGAAATTCGTGAAAAAGAAAATTTCAACCCAATTGCCGGCGGGGACGATTTGCTCGTGCAGGGGGCAATGATACCGGCGACACAAGCAGGAGACACGCAATGATAATGGAATATCTGTCAGGCGATATTACATCAGCATCGTCGGACCGCACTGCAAATGTGATCTGGTATAGCGGCGCCACAATACCACGTTTTGAGTTGCGGCGACAAGAGGAGTATACGCTTGCTTTTTCAATGGAGCCAAAACACGTTAACTTACAACGATTGAATAATCGTGCACCTGTGCTCAATTCACATAATGAATGGCAACTAAGTAATGTACTCGGTGTTGTGGAGAAAGCATGGATAGACGGTGGAAAGGGTTATGCTACTCTCAAGTTTTCAGCGCGCGACGAAGTAACTCCAATCTGGCAGGATATACAGAACGGTATTTTGCGGTCTGTGTCAATGGGCGCTGCGATCTATGATCGGCAAGACATCACGGAGAGCGGAGTTAAGAAGCGCGCATATCTGGCTGTGGATTGGGAACCGATGGAGATTTCGGTTGTGGCGATTGGAGCGGATCCTCATGCCGAATTTCTACGGGGACGACCGATCGAATTTTCGAAACAGTGCGGATGCTCATGTCATTCTGAGATAGATGGTCAGAGTAGTCTGGGCCATGATCAGCGTGCATTGCTACGAAAAGAATGGTTATCGCAAATAACTAGGCGCTATGCGGCCATGAGGCGAAAACCAAGAGGGACATTATTTGTTTGAATAACTGGAGGTGAAATGTGACCAGGAAGAAATTTTTATTGGAACGGCAAGATGCGCTTTTGGCAGAAAGCACTCAGCGCATGGCGAAGATAGAATCCGGCGGTAACGATGGTGCAGTTAATTACACTGAAGAACTGACTGCACTGAAAAATATAGAGCAAGAGATCGATGTGATAGTCAAGGAAATCGATACAATCGAAAAAATAGAAGCATCTATCGCGCAGCGCAATTTGCCGCGTGAGGTAGTTGCGCCGCGTGAGGTAGTTGCGGTGACATCAAATATACTGAAGAAGCCGTGGTCCGGTGTTGGAGAATTTCTTTTGGCGGTAGCGGACGCAGATAAAAAACTACGCGTTGGTTCGCCGATAGATGAGAGACTAGCTGCCGGCATGTCAGGTGAAACTGGTGCAGAGGGTGGGTTCCTTGTCGGCACAGATATTAGTGATCAGTTATTCGCACAATCATTTGAGCAGGGTGCATTTGCATCGCGCTGTACGACGATACCAATATCTAGCGGAAGCAACGCGGTTAAGATCCCTGCTGTTGCGGACAAAAACAGAACAGATGGCAATAGGTGGGGCGGAATTTCAGCTTTCTGGACATCTGAGGCGGCTCAGTATACCGCAAGTGCGCCAAAGCCGTTTGAGCGAATTGAGCTAGAACTCAAGAAGCTAACAGCACTAACATATGTGACTGACGAATTGTTGAGTGATGCATCAGCTCTACAGCGGTGGGTCGAAGTGGCATTGCCTGCTGAAATTGCATTCAAGTTAGATGATGCGATTGTGCGCGGAGTCGGGGCAGGAATGCCGCTCGGTGTGCTGAATGCGACAGCGCTAGTCACACAGGCTGCGGAATCCGGTCAAACAGCTGCAACGTTCAACGCGGCGAATGCGACTAAGATGTATTCTCGTATGCCGGCGCGGCTCAAACCGAATGCAGTGTGGTTCATTCATGCGGAAGTTTTCCCTCAGCTGCAACTGATGACGAGTGCAGCTACAAGCGCAGCACAAATGGTGTATATGCCACCAGGCGGAGTAAGCAGTGCTCCGTATGGTACACTATTCGGGCGGCCTATCATTGAGGTTGAACATTGCTCCGGATTAGGTGCAATCGGTGATGTTATTTTCTGCGACATGAGTCAGTATTTCTTGGCCCAAAAAGGGGGCATCATGCAACAAGTATCTATGCATGTGAGATTCTTGTTTGACGAAACTGCTTTCAAGTTTTCGCTGAGAGTAGATGGACGGCCAGCATGGAATACGGTAATTACGCCGTACAAGGGCAGTCTTACCCAATCACCGTTTGTCACTTTAGCCGCTAGGTAAAATTGGAGGGTATCATGGAAACTCTAACTCAGACGAACAATGTCGTTACTTTGTTGGCTAACGCTGCGGATTCCGCTGGCAGGACATCCACGTTGTACGCAAATCTTCGCAATGCAAACCATGCATGGCTGGTATGTGCGGTCAATCAGGGCAATGCGGCGCAAGTGACATTCTCTTTGCTACAGGCGACATCAACATCGGGCGCAGGCTCAAAAGCAGGGCCGACAGTGCCTATTTTCGCAAGTCAAAATCAGGCATCGTCGGATTTGTTCACACAACAGAATCAAGCATCGACGTTTCAAACATCATCTTCTACTGGCGTTAAGGTAGTAGTGT